TTGACAGCCGAAATACACCTTTCGTGTCATTAGTACCAATAACCTCATTGCTATAATTCACTTTTAGATTTGGGAATATCTCAACAGTGCCACTACCAGTTCTATCCTCTAGGATCTGATACAGCCGTGCGGTGCTATCAGCGCCAGCTTGAATATAATCACCAGCCAATAAAGTGCTTGATTGATCCTGCATGGTAATCGTTAAAAAACTCTGACCAGCAGTGCCGCTAATCGTTGCTTGGTTCTGCGCATTTGTAGACCGCAGAGTGCCGCGTGGAAGCGCATAATCAGGATCACCCAATAAGAACGTACCCAAAGATCCTTTGAGGCTCACAAGGGCTGCTTTCCACGCTGCGGCATCTTCACGCTTCATAGGTGGCAGATTTATCGTCGCCTCAAACCTTTGACCCCCATGCGAAACAATCTGCTGCTTATAGGTAAAAGGTGACTGAGAAGTTGCGTTGGCATTAACTGTGCGCAACTCAACAGATGAAACCCCTGTCGTGGGTAAAGTTAAAGGATATGTAATAGCCATTTATCCAAACACCGCCTTCATCTGACCGCCACGCCTACGGCTCTCCAATATTGATTGCTGCGTCATCTTAGCAATTTTTGGCGCTTGCTGGGCAATTATTTGCTTCACGCTCTCATCACCATTTGCAGCGAAGTTAAATGTTTGCTGAACAACCACACCGCCGCCCATTTGATTATTAGGCACAACGTGAGAATTGCGGCTTGGAATTACAAGCTCTGGGCCACGCTCACCAACCATGTATGCTCGCCCGCCAGAAACAGGCCCGCCCATCGCTCTGGGAGCAACTGGCGGTGCAACTGCCCCACCTGTGCCAGCCGCAGAAGCAGGGGCAAATGCGCCTGTGATTGCACTTGTGATGAACCCAGTTATTTGCTTAACTACAAATATCCGATAAAGCTCTTTTATAATATCACGCGCCATAGCACGAAAGGCATCTTTAGCAGTCATTGTTCCATCAACCATAGACATAAATGCATTTTCCATGCTGCTCTCTATAGTATCAGTGACACTTTTTAACCTTGATTTCATCTGATCCAATGCACTCATAGCATTTTGCGTTGCTGATGTTATTTTTGATAATTCATCTTCAGCATTCCCGCCTATGTCTAGCGTGGCTGGCGTTCTTAATGCAGCATTAAGTGCTTCATAACTTGATGTAATTAAAGCTGCTGTAGCACTTCCAGCATCGCTAACAGCATCAAAGAACTCAGGGAATTTCTCCTTTAATTCATCCATTGCCTTAGTAATTAAACCAAGTTGGTCTGCCGCAACTCCAGCAGCAATTGCAATTAACATAATAGGATTTCGCCTTGTGACAGCATTTAATGCACTCATCAAAATCTGCGTAGCGGAGACAGCTTTTGCAAGGCTCACAAAACTTCTAGCAGCTTTAAAGGCTATGTTTCCTAATTGTATTGCAACGAATATTCCCGCCGCTGTGGTTAATGCAGCTAAATTATCAGAGACAAAATCAATAACGCCTCCAAGCATATTGAAAGCACCAGTAAGAACACCACCGACAAAGCTTACTAGAGGCTGAAACTGCATTAATAAAACGCCAAGTGTATTTGTGAAGTTATCTAATGCTGGAGTTATATCAGAAAAAACACCGCGAAACCTGTCCAGCCCACCACTTGCCATCAAGACCGCAGCGCCAACGCCAGTCAAAGCACCCGCAATCATACCTAGCGGGCCAAATATGCTAAGTATTTGACCACCCTGCATCGAGAAGATGCGCAGTGCGTCTGTTCCCATACTTGCCTGAACTGCAACATCTTGCACTTGCAAACCAAGACTACCCATATTTCTAGTCATACGCTGCATACCGCCAGCGCTTGATCTCATAGCTCTGTTTTGGTTTGCCATATGACGGGTTGTGCGCGTCATGGTCTGGTCAAGCGATCCCAGTTGCGCTTGTACCTTCTTCATCGCCGGAACAGCATTGCCAACGGCGTTCATCTCAAAAGTTAGCTTTTCAACCGCCATTATCTTTTTGCTCCGCTTTGATCCTAAAGAAAGCGATCCATTCATTATACTCTGAAAGACTGATTTGCTCTATTTCACCTATGGTTTTGCCAAGCAACTCAGCCAATGCAATCAGATTATATCTAAAAGGATCGCCTCTTAGTTTTTTTCGTGTTCCTCTATAGTCACGCTTTCCAGAACTGCACCGAAAACCTTAGCAATGAGATTTATAGGCTCACCCATCAAGATGGGCTTATCCTCTAACGTAAAAGCCTTTTCACCAGCATCACTCTCACATTTGCGAATGATCAAGTCGATCATAGCAGACATTGTTGGATTGTTGATGAAGTCTTTGTGCTTTCTCTGGATTTGCTCCATATCACGCGCTGAGACTGTCGTGAAATAAAGGCGAAGAGGTTGATCCCCCTCGCCCCATTCTTCCACATCTAAAAAGCCTCGCTCTTGTTCTGCGCGTTTGGCCGCAATGCGTTTCGCTAATGACATTTTTTACACCGTTGTAGCTGTTAATGCCCCGCTACCTTGCACAGTTATTGACGCTTCCACAAGGCCATCAAAAGATGATGAGCGTGTAACGCCTGTCACAATAGCAGATCCGCTATAGTATGTATCACCAGAAGCATCACCCTCTGGATAGACATTAAGGGTAACAGAAGCACCGATTGTCAAAGCGCCCTGACCACTTGTATCGGTTTCATCCCAGAAAACATCAACCGATCCAGTGAATGTTGTCAGAGATGATTTATATGTGCGAGCAGTGTCGCCCATAGTTGTATCTTCTAAGGTATCCGCTGTTTCCTCTAAGCTGAAAGAACGAATTTCTGCAATCGCGTCAGAACCGACCTTCACAGTTCCTTCGCTACCCGCGTGAGTTGCCATAGTAAAGTCTCCTTATCTGGCGGTTTCAACATCATTTATAGCTGTATCATAACGCACATCAAATGTCAGCCTTGCAGAACCAATAGGTTGCTCCGCTTCACCTGAAAAATTCATTTCTGTACTAGATAAAACAGCAGTTTTTGCAAGACCGTTGACGGTAAAGTCATTGGCTATTGCCTCTTCGATCTGAACAGCAATGGCGTCCACATCATCATCAAAGTCAGAAGTCGCACGGACGTAAGCATCAACCTGAATTGAAACAATCCGCTGCGAAGTTTTTAGGCCAACAGTCTGCAATCCAGAAGTCTCTGACCCAGCGTAAACAGTAATGGCTGGCAAATCAGCCTCACTGAAGGAATAAACCCTGCTGCCATATACGCGGCTACTAACCAGCGTGACGTTAGTGGTAAGCACAGAAACAATGCGCTCCCTTATTTGTTGCCTAACGTGAGCCACTATGATTTCTCCAACTGAACAACAGTGACGCCAGTGCCATCATGTATCCACGCCCGCACATAATATGTCACCGCATTAATAACCATAGCTTGGTTATACGCTATGCTGGAAACGTCTGCTGTTCTGCATGTCAAACGTGGCTGCTCTTCGTGAACAGCAACATAACCGCCCGTATCAACTGGAACAGTCTCATTGTCAAAAACGCCATTGATTGTGCCGCCGCTGTAAGTGACAGCCGTAGCAAACTCATCAACGTCTAATATATTTGTTAAATCGTCAGCTAGTGGCAGGGCCATCTTTATAAGCCTTCTCTTCTTTTACATATGGCTTCGCATATCCCCGATCAATTAGCTTCTGAGCGATACGGTCATCAACTGTGTGGCTTGCACCAGCCTTACCGTTCTTGCCGCTCCAAGAAGCGTCTTTGATCAGAGTGATCTTCATTTCTTAGACCTTGTGGTCTTAGGCTTTGCCGCGCGATCAGTGGGAGCCTTCACAGGCTTTGGCTCTGGGGCATCGCCAATCCGTCCATAACCTTTTAATGCAGCCGCTTCATCTGCTGGAAGCTCTACTATGTCGCCAGCTTTTCTAGCCTGACCAGCCGCAACACAGGATTTGAGAATAATATATTTCATCTTTTGCCCCTTATTTGAAAGGAGGGCCAAGTGGCCCTCCCAAGTTAGCACTCTTATGCACCGTCATTGTTGAATGCAAAGCTTACTGCGTGACGTACAGCTACGTCTACAGTTTGCAGTGCAACAATCCGTACTGTGCCTGAGCTAGACGCAGTGTATGGATCTACAACAATGTCCAAACCGCCATACATGCCGATCAGCAAGTCAGCAAAGTTGCCGAAATACAAATCACCAGCAGTAACTTGGTTTGATACGATTGCATTGTAGCCGTTCATTGATCCATCTGGAGCAACTACAAACTGGCCTGAACCAGCGTCTTTTGCAGTTGTTTTCAACGCACCGTACATGCTGGCTGGCAAGATGTAAGCCAAGTTGCCCGCAAGAGCGTTATCTTCTGCTACCGCAGTTTCCATCGCTACAACTTCAGCAAATGTTGGGTTAGCTGCTGCAAAGTCAGTTGGTGTGTTGATGCCTGATGTGTTCTTTACACCAGTTGGCTGACCAGATGATCCTGTTCCAGCCAATGCGCCCAGATCAATCGTCAAAGCGATAGATGCTGTTAGATCATTACGCACCAATGCTTCAACATCCAAAGATGATTGCTGCATCATAAGGCGTGTGATGTCGGTATGAGCGCCAAGCACTTTTGGCGTCATGGTGACTTGACCTACAGTAGGCTCGCTTTCGCCAGATGCGCCACCCTCAGATGAAATCCAACCAGCAGATGCGCCAGCAGTTTTCTTTGGGATCTTCACGTTGCCTGACAAGCCTGTCAGCATTGTTGCACCAGCTTGCATGACTGATGAAGCATTCCGCAATACGTCGATGAAATCGCCGCCACGGAAATCGTCAGCAATGATGCCAGCATCGTCAGTTGTATTCATGTCGCGCACTTTCCAGCTACGCAATACATCTGCTGGGATCATAATGCCTTGTGCTTCAACACCCATCGCGTCTGACGCAGCAGCGGCAGCTTCTAGTTCAAAAGCAGCAGCCTTTTGTGCAGAGCGATCAGTTGGGT